ACATGATTGAGCCGCGAAGGTCAGGTGATCGGGACATCCGCAAGCGCGATCAACTGAACATGCCCGTGAAGTCAATTTACTTTGAGCATGGTGGAGATGGCGATGATCTGCTCTTTGAGGGCGGTTTCAAAAAGATGCCAATCTATGTCCCTCGTTGGGATGTTCTTTACGGCGATGTCTACGGTCGATCTCCTGGCATGGACACTCTGGGAGACATCAAGCAGCTACAGCACCAGCAGAAGCGCAAAGCTCAGGCCATTGATAAGATGGTCAACCCGCCTATGGTGGCATCTGTAAATCTACGGGGCAAGCCATCAACAACGCTTCCAGGCGGCAATACATACGTTGACCCCACGCAAGGCGGTCAAGGTTTCCAACCCGCGTATACCGTTCAGCCACGCATTAACGAGATGCTGATGGATATTCAGGAGGTGCAGGAGCGCATCCAGCGCGGTTTTTATGCTGATCTTTTCGCGATGATGATCAATTCAGACCGCAGGCAAATGACCGCGACTGAGGTGGCAGAGCGTCATGAAGAGAAGCTCGTTCTGCTTGGGCCTGTGCTGCAGCGGTTAAACGTCGAACTGCTTGACCCACTGCTCGATGATGTCTTCGATTTTGCGTCAGAGGCCGGCCTCCTCCCCACGCCTCCTGAAGCGCTTCATGGTCAGGAGCTTAAGGTCGAATACATCTCGCTATTAGCGCAGGCCCAGCAGGCTGTCGCTGCTACTACAATTGAACGCACCATGAGCTTTGCGGGCAACTTGTCGGCAGTGTTTCAAGAGGTCGTTGACGTTGTTGACGCTGACTACGCTCTTCGCGAATACAGTGAAATCCTCGGCAATGATCCCAAATTGCTTAAAGACGCTGAAACTGTACAGGCTATGCGTGAAGGTCGCCAACAGGAGGCGGCTCAAGCTGCCGCAATGGAGCAGGGAATGGCTGTGGCGCAAGGGGCTAAGGTTCTTAGCGAGACAGACAGCACCAACCCTAATGCATTGACCGACCTTCTCGGCGCTGGTGGTGGCCTGCAATGACTAAGCACGTTATTACCGACAGTTCAGATGAGGCACAGATCAGCAAAGCAGAGGATCAAGAGAAGGACCGCGAGCGCGATCTTGAATGGATTTTATCGTCTATGCGCGGTAGGCGGTGGATGTACGAGCTAATTTACACCAAGGCCCATGTTAATGGCGGCAGCCATGTTCCAGGCTGCTCAGATAGCACTGCGTATAACGAGGGCGGCAGGGCTGTTGGCAACGATATCCTTGAGAATATCAGGATGAAGCACCCAAGGCAGTTCTTGAAGATGCTAGAGGAGAACCACTTCGATGGTTAACCCTACATATTCATACCCCCCAAGCACAGAGCCGGGGCCGATTAATGACAGCAGGTACAAGTCGATCCCTATTATTGAGGACGCCGACGGCACGTTCCACAATATCAGCGACGCCGCGCCTATGCCGGTGGCGCTCGGTGGGGCGCAACTTGATGCCTTTGGTCGCCATCGCGTATCTGCTCCAGGCAACCGGCTTGACGCTGAATTTACTTACGATCTACAGCCGGACCTGTTCGACAGCTTCACCACAAATGGCACTATCACGCACAACGCCACGGCGCGACAAGCTGAGTTGTCTTTATCTGCCGCTGCTGCTGGTAACCACGCCACGCTTTCCAGTCACCCTGTTCCTTACACGCCGGGGTGTTCGCAGTTATCAGAAAAGACGGGTGTTCTCGATCTTGCTGGAATAGGCACGGGAACGGTTGAATTTTTCCTGCGTTCCAATGTGACTGGATCAGTCACAGAGCAAACGGTTGCCCAAGCGGATTGGGATAATTTTTCAACGGACCGGGATTGGACCGACAGCCACATCTTTGCGATTGATTTCCAGTCGTTGAAGGTCGGCACTATTCGCGGATGCATGGTTTCACAAGGGGCGTCAACTTGCGTGGCTTCCATCCACAATGACAACCTACGCAATTCGGGCTATTGGCAGACGCCGACCCTTCCTGTTCAGTATCGGATTTACATCGAGGATAAAGGACAAGGCGCGGGGGTTCAGACCTTCGCAGAGATTTGCTATGGCAACGACCTCAACGCCATTGGCTTCCGTTATGTAATCGACGGAGCTAACGCTTCTGCCACGATGGCTGCAATCTGCTGTACTGTGAAATCGGAAGGCGGCGCAGATTTACAAGATATGCCAGGATTCCCTCGCGCTATCTCTACAAGAGGCGGCTCCAGGGTAAGCGGTGGATCAACTAGGGCTGTTACGTCTTCTGTGATGCTGCCGATCATGTCTATCCGCTCAAAGGCACAGTTTAACAGTCTGCCTAACCTCAGTTTGATTATTCCCGACCACTACAGCATCTACGCCAGCAATGACGTTGAACTTGTTATTATCGTAGACGGCACTTTGACCGGCGCGTCTTGGGTTGACGTCAACTCAACTCGCTCTTGTGCAGAATATGACATTTCAGCAACCGTAATAACGGGTGGTGTTGAAGTTAAAATAGACCCCTTTTCATCAGCGAAGGGAAACAATAACAGCGGTCAACTTGATGGGTTGCTGGGTAAGGCGTTGCTCTGGGATAGGCAAGATGGAGTGACGGGAATTTTAACTATCGCGGCAATTGCTTACGGAGCAACGGCAAGCTGCCGAGTGGATTTAGGTTGGAAAGAAATTAGGTAGCCATATAGGAGAAGAACATGGCAGAAGAACAGGTAAATGAAGAGGCCCAAGAGGAGCTAAATCTCGAAGGTCAGGAAGAGACAAAAGAAGTGGTTGAGGAATCCGCTTCTGAAGAGAACGCCGCCAAAGACGGTGGCAAAGATACCAAAACCCTGCTGTCGGATGACGAGGGTGACGGAACGGGTGACAAGGATTCAGACAAGGGTGTAGTGCCTGACAAGTATGAATTTAAGCCTCCCGAGGACTTCGATCTAAGCGAGGAAGTTCAAAGCCGACTTGACGCTTTCACTGATCGTGCGAGAGATATGAAACTGAGCCAAGAACAATATCAGGCTATTATCGATTACGATATCGAACGCGGCAAGAGTGCATTGGCCGATCAGGCTAGTGCATATCATGAGCGCATCAAGATGTGGGGCGATGAAGTGGTCGCAGATAAAGAGTTCGGCGGTGAAAACCTCGAAGCTAATCTGTCCATTATTCGCAAGGTTAAGGAAGGTTATGGAGATGAAAGTTTCCAGAAAATCCTTGATGCTCCATCGCCAGAAAATCCAGACGGATTGGGCTTGGGCAACCACCCTGCAATGCTGCGTTTTTTACATCGCATTGGGAAATCAATCAACGATAGCGAGTTCTTTGAAGGCGACGGTCACAAGGCCGAAGGCGAGAACGGACTGCGGCGGTTGTATCCCACTATGTTTGAGAAACAAGCCAACTAAAGGAGTATTTACCAATGGCTGCTCTCGGTACTGAAAACCCGACCCTCGCTGATCTTGCGAAGGTCACCGATCCCGACGGCACGATTGCCGATGTGGTCGAAATCTTGAACCAGACTAACGAAATTCTGGAAGATATGACTTGGATGGAGGGCAACCTCACAACTGGTCATCGGACTTCCATTCGATCTGGTTTACCGTCCCCAACTTTCCGCAAAATGTATGGATTTGTCCAGCCGACCAAAAGCCGCGCTGTTCAGGTCACTGACAACTGCGGCATGATGGAAGACTATTCACAGGTCGATAAGGCTCTCGTGGATATGGCTGGGAACCCTGCCGCCTTCCGTCTGCAAGAGGATCGCCCTCACATTGAAGGCATGAACCAAACCCTTGCTACCAAAATCTTCTATGGTGACGAATCCACCGCTCCTGAAGAGTTCACCGGCTTGGCCCCTCGCTACAATGATCTGTCTGCCGAAAATGGCGACAACATCATTGCTGGTGGTGGTTCTGGTTCTGACAACGCATCTATCTGGCTGATCTGCTGGTCACCTAATACGGTCCACGGCATCATCCCGAAAGGCTCGAAAGCCGGCGTTCAACAGCGTGATCTTGGCGAAGTTACCGTACAAGATACCGTTGGCTCGTCTTCCGGCCTGATGCAAGCATATCGCACCCACTACCGTTGGGACGTTGGCCTTTCTGTTCGCGATTGGCGCTATGTCGTTCGTATCTGCAATATTGACCGGTCCCTCTTGACCGCCGATATTTCTACCGGCGCAGACCTGAACGACCTCATGCACCAAGCCGTCACGGAAATCCCCAACACTGCGATTGGTCGCTGTGCTTGGTACATGGACAAGCAGGTATTGTCCTTCCTTCGCCGCCAAACCGCGAATGCTGTTTCCAACTCCACGCTGTCTATGGACAACGTAGGCGGAACGATGCAGACCTCGTGGGGTGGTTATCCCATCCGCCGCGTTGACGCCCTTCGCACCAACGAAGCAACCGTCAGCTAATAACCCCCAGCCGGGGAGTATTGTTAACCCCTCCCCGGCGCTTTCTCTCGAAAGGAGAAAAGACTATGATTATGGATAAACTCTTGGAGTTCGGCGACGGTTTTGACCTTACCGAAACCACCGGCACCTACCTCCTGACCAATCAAATTGACTTGCAGGAAGCCCGTGATATGGGCAATGGTCAACCGTTATATCTGGTTATCCAGATTGACACCGCTGTTGTTGGAACGTCATCTACGGTGAATTTCCGGCTTCGCTCAGACAGCACCGCAGCCATTCACGCCACTACCTCGACGGCACACATCGAGACTGGCGCGATTGCCGAGGCTACTTTGGTCGCCGGTTACACTGTGGTAATTCCGCTTCCCATCGAGGGCAACGCTTACGAGCGTTATCTCGGTGTGCAGGCGATCATTGGGGCTGCGACAATTACGGCAGGCACTTGCTCTGCCTTCTTGACGCTAGACCCGACTGGTTGGAAGTCTTACCCAGACGCTACCAACTAACATAGGGTTGGGGCTGGTTATCATCTTAACTGGCCCCATCACCTTCCTTTTTCTTAACGGAGGATAGCCTAATGGCTGAAATTAAAGTTCGCTTCAAACAATCGTACTATTCGGGGGAACAGTTTTTTTCAAAGGGAGATGTCCATACTTTCCCTGCGGATACGCCGATTCCAACTCGCGACATTGAAATCCTTGAGGGCAAAAGCACTTACGAAAAGCCCCTCGATCAAAGCGCGGTGCCGGTTACTAAGATGAATAAGGACGTGGCCCAAGCTGTTCGCGACGTTCAAACAGACAAGGCCGCTGCTGCACGGGCTGCTAAGGCCGCTAAAGCTGCCGCTGCCAAGGAAGCTCAGGAGTAAAGCCAATGGCGAGTAAGGTTCAGATTGCTAAACTAGCTCTTCAACATATCGGGGATAGATACGACATTTCCGATATTAACGAGGAAAGTGTAGAGGCCGAGCAGATCAATCTGATCTTTGATGATACTCGCGATGAATTGCTACGTCGCTATCCTTGGCGCTTTGCTAAGAAATACACTTCCCCGGCTACCTTGGATGTCACGGTGCCGGGGCAGTGGACTTATGCCTATCAATACCCGACTGATGCGGTCAAGGTTCGAGGCATTACCAATATTCTAGGCATCGACGCCACGCCATTGGATTTTGAAGTGGCTCTCCTTAGTGATGATACAAAGGTCATTCTCACTAACGAAGAGGATGCGGAATTGTTCTACACTTCGCGTGTTACGGACACTACGCGGTTCGATCCTGAGTTCACGATGGCGTTTAGTTTTCTGTTGGCTTCACGGGTTTGCATGTCCCTAACAGGAAGCCTTGAGATTGCCAATAAACTTGACCAAGAGGTTTTGCGGGTTGTGAGCCACGCCGCCGATACAGACAGTAGTGAAGGCCGCAATAGAGAAGCACCTGAAGCCTCTTGGATTGATGCGAGGGCATAATGACTAAACTTATCCAAACGAGCATGGCAGGTGGCGAGGTGTCTCCCGCTGTTGCTGCCAGGACAGATATTGAAAAGTACAAGTCATCTCTTGCCGCGTGTGAAAATTATTATGTGAGAACGTCGGGCGGTGTTTCCAATCGTCCTGGGCTTGAATATGTTTGTGAGGTAAAAGACAGCACAAAGGCTGTTCGACTTATCCCGTTCGAGTTCAACACTGAACAGACCTACATTCTTGAAGTTGGCAATCTGTATATTCGAGTTATTGTTGACGGCGGTCTTGTTGTAGATTCCTCCGCCATTAAAACAATAACCGGCGCCACTGCTGCCAATCCTGTTGTTGTTACCTCAACGGCTCATGGACTGTCGAATGGTGATGAGGTGTTTATTTCTTCTGTTGTAGGCATGACAGAATTGAACGGTCGCCAATTCAAAATATCAAACGTCACTGCAAATACGTTTGAATTACAGGATATGAGCAGCACCAATGTCGACGGGTCAGGATACACGGCCTACACGTCAGGCGGAACAGCATCGTTGGTTTATGAAGTCGCGACGCCATATGCAGAGGCCGATCTTTTTGACATCCAATACGTCCAATCTGCTGACATAATGACCTTTACGCACCCTGACTACACCCCACGCGAATTGATACGGACGGGAAACGATGCATGGACGCTATCGGAAATCGTTTTCCAGCCTTCGCAGACATTCCCATTGAATCTTTTGGCGACGGCAGACACAGTGGGGGCGATCACAGAACGCTACACCGTTACTGCGGTAGGATACGACACTGCGGAGGAGAGCTTAAGGGCCACAGGGTCGTCATGGACAATCTCAGGTGCCACTCAGGCTGACCCCGTTGTGATTACGGTAACCGGTCACGGCATTAGCGAAGGAAACGAGTTCCATATTGATGGCGTAGTCGGCATGACTGAACTTAATGACCAGAGGTTCAAGGCCAACAATGTTACCGCCAATACCATTGAGCTTACGGATAGCTCGGGCAATAATATCGATGGGACGGGATATACAGCATATTCATCCGGTGGCAGCGCCTATATCACATATTCTGAGATCACCAACGGGGCCAATCCTGCCGACAATACGATTACGTGGGATAAGACAGACGGGGCAGAGAGCTACAATATTTATAAGTATGAGAACGGTATTTACGGGTTTATTGGCAAGACAGAGGAGCTTACATTCACTGACGACAACATTGAGCCTGATCTGAGTGACACCCCTCCCAAAACCAGAAACCCGTTTGTTGCTTCTAACTCGTACCCATCGACTGCGGGATTCTTTCAGCAGCGGCGCATCTTTGGCAACTCCACAGAAAACCCGCAGCGCAATTGGTTTACGCAGACGGCTAATTTCTACAATATGTCTGTGTCTTCACCGGCCCGTGACAGTGACGCCATAACAGCGACCATTGCTGCTTTGAAGGTAAACGAGGTCCGTCACTATATCCCTCTTTCTGATCTAGTGGTTCTTACATCAGGTGGCGAGTGGTTGATATCGGGCGTTGACGATTCCATCACGCCAAGCTCCATCCAGGTTAAGCCACAATCCTATTACGGCGCAACATGGCTCAAGCCCATTGTGGCGGGCGATGTCGCTATATTTATGCAGCCGGGGCAGACTGTGCGTGACCTTGGCTATAAGTTTGAGACAGACGCCTATGCAGGCAACGATATTTCTATCCTGGCTCGCCATTTGTTTGACAATTACACCATTGTTGATTGGGATTTTGCACCTGCTCCATATTCGATTTTATGGTGCGTTCGTGATGACGGTACGATGGCGGCGCAAACATACCTTCGTGAACAGGAAATTTATGCTTGGCATCGTCACTCGACGCGGGGCAAATTTAAATCTGTAGCGAGTGTTCGCGAGGATGTGGCGGATATCACATACTTTATTGTCGAACGCACTGTTGGTGGTGGCACACGAAAATACATTGAGAGAATGGACGAGCGGGATGCTACGGACGTGCAAGATGCATTCTTCGTCGATGCTGGTACCCGCGTCAACACGCCGATTACGATCACTGGATTTACTGCCGCTGATCCTGTCGTGATCACTGCCGCCTCTCATGGCCTATCTAATGGCGACACGGTGGATATCAGCGGCATCAATATCGAGGATTTGACAACAAACACCGGAGTAGCACCTGCCGACGACCTGAACGGAACCGGATACACTGTGGCTAACGTCACGGCTAACACGTTCGAGCTACAAAATAACGGAACTGATGTTGATGGCACTGCCTTTGGCACGTATCACGATGGCGGCGAGGTCAGGCTGGCATTCACTACAGTTTCAAATCTTTGGCATCTAGAAGGCGTCACGGTCACGGTTTTGGCGAATGGGTATGTTGTTCGTGATCTGACGGTTAGCAATGGACAGATAACCCTGCCATATGCCGCAAGTAGAGTTTCTGTCGGGCTTCCATATGTGGCGGAGATTGAAACACTCCGCATTGACGCTGGGGCCGGAAGCGAGACAGTGCAGGGCAAGGATAAAAAGGTAAGCAGGCTTACTGTTCGCCTTCAAGACACACTAGGGCTGTGGGCTGGGCCAAATCGCGACGCGATGCACGAAGCTAAATTCGGATTGCCTGCATATTTGGGGCAACCGCCTGAACTATTCAATGGCGACAAGAATATTACTCTTTCCCCTCATTGGAACAAAACAGGCCAATATGTCATACAACAGCGTGACCCATTGCCATCTACTGTGCTATCACTAATCCCAGACGCCATTGTTGGGGGTAACTGATGAATAAAATAGCCCAAGCAAGTGCCAACATGATCGAGGCCGGAAGCGATAAAGCCGTCGGTGATGTTCGCCGTCTAGAGCAGGCGATGCGGGAAAACCTCGAAACCATCCACCTCGACACACACCACATAATTCATGCTGGGGTTTATTGCAGAACAATAATGATCCCAGAGGGTGGGTTGGTTACGGGCGCTCAGATCAAGGTCGATTCCACGGTGATCCTTAGCGGTGACGTGACGCTGTATGTTAATGGAGCGCCTCGTCGGTTTATTGGATATCACGTATTGCCAGCCGCAGCAGGTCGTAAGCAGGCGGCATTTGCTCATCTCGATACTCATGTCACGATGATCTATCACACAGATGCTAAAACTGTATCTGATATTGAAGAAGAATGTACCGACGAGACAGAACTATTGATGTCGAGGTCGAGCCAAGCAAACGACACGTTCCTTATCACGAGGGCTGAAAAATGAGTTGGATGACAGTAGCAGCCGTTGCGTCGGTAGTTGGGACTGGTGTAGCCACTGTAGGAGCATATCAACAGTCACAGGCGGCTAAGTCACAGGCCAATTACCAAGCGGCTGTCGCTCGGAACAACGCTATCATTGCTCAACAAAACGCAGCGGATGCGAGAGACAGGGGCAAAGCGGCAGAGGAAGAACACAGGGACCGAATTGCACAGGCGAAGGGTTCTGTCACTGCGGGTGCTGCCGCTGCTGGTTTCCTAGTCGATGATCCAGGTTCAACCAATGTTGACCTGCTCGCAGATGTCGCAGAGGCGGGAGAACTTGATATCCAGAAAATTAGGGACAACACAGAGCGAGAGGCCCACCGAGCGCTAGTCCAGGGCGTGAACTTCACAGCACAGGCAGGGTTGTTTGATGCACAGGCGTCCGCTCAATCACCAATGATGGCAGCCGGTGGCACGTTCTTATCCGGCGCGGCTCAATCGGCAACGGCAATTTCTAAGGTGTAACAGACAATGGCTAAAATCCTCACACCGGCGACTCAAGGCGCTCAGAATATTGGCAGTATCAAGTCAGAGGCAGCCAACACGCCGTTCCAGAGCTTTCAGACCAATGCGGATATGTTTGGGGGTGGGCAGGCTAAAAGCTTGTTGCAGGCTGGTGAGGCTTTACAGTCAGGTGCTGACTTCCTTACAAAACAGGCTGAAGAAAGGTCTTTGCTGAACAAAATGAATGCAGAGACAGCCGCTGTTCAGTTTGAAAGTGAGCAAAGCAGAAACCTTGCACAAAAAAAACTTAGCGGCGCTGCGAATGCAGAACAAGAATACAATGATGCCGCCGAAGAATTTTATTCATCCCAAGATGTTTCTGGGTTGAACGAAAAAGATTCGGTCATGTATCGGCATTTTGTCACTCGTTCAAGAAACAACGGTAGAAGCGCAGCCCTCAAGCAGCAGATAATCGAAACGGATAAAAATTTGGTTGCTACCGCTGAAAATCGTGCAGCCATGTATTCATCTAAGGCTCAAGCACAATATAACAATGGTGTTGTTTACCGTGATTCTGTTGACGCAATAAAGTCTTCAGAAGCGCTAGTCGGTCAAAAAACAGGCCGCGATCCTGACGTAACAAAGCAGATCATTAAAGATCAGATTAGTGCAATGAATATTGGTCGTATAAAGATGTCGCTGTCTCTTGGCGACACGGCGACGGCAACAGCAATTTTTGAGAATGGGAAGAGGACCGGCGAGATTGACGGCGACGACTACTCGGCTATTACAGAAATGATAGCCAAGGATAGTAGAGCTAAAACCGCGCAATTATTTACGGATAATTTGCTTCTTACAGAAACAAGCGAAGCTGCTGCATTGGCGAAAGTTAGAAGCTCTTTTTCAGGAGAAGATGAGGTCGCTGTTTTAAAAGAAGTGAAACTGCGCTTTGCTGAGAAGGAGCGCCTGAGAAAGAGAGCCGAAGAAGAAAGGTTCGATTTTGTTTCAAAAAAAGCTGCCGACCCTGGCTCTCCACGTTTAACGGAAGTTGAGCTTCATGACCTTAGTGAGCGTGAAAAGAAGTATGTTAAGGCTGTTGAACAAGATAAGATTTTAAGGGCTGCTGATCCTGATTATGATCGGAAAGGTGACGGTGGGGAAACTTGGAAAAAGTGGCATGACGACTCCTCTGATTGGGAGAAAGTTGGCAAGATGACTAGGCGTGAGCTAGAAATTGCGTATGAGCTTGGTGTAACCAAGAAGCAATTTGAGGAAACGATAGTAAGGGAATGGCGGGGGTATCAGCAGGCGTTGGGCAAAAAGGCAGAAGCTGAAGACATGAGCGCGACTGGTGCTAGCGGGATGACTGAACTACAGAGAGTTGCCGCATCCTTCGAGGTTTCGACTAAATTGAAGAAGAAAGACAGCCCGGAAGCATTTACAGCCTTCCAAGTGGAATACGATGAACGTGTACGTCAAGCTGACGCTCGAAAGCCTGATGAAAAAGCCAGAATCCTGGATGAGATGGTCAAAGAAAAAATCATATGGGACAAGTCGGATGTGTGGTTAGGGAGCGATGCAGAGCAAAACGTCAGTGTCCTAACAGAGGAGCAGCGGTTGACCTTCGCCAAGGATGCCGATATCCCATCGAGCCAACGGCAGGCTTTTTCCGATAACTTGGCTAATATCGTTGACGATTTGAGGGCGAGTAAGGCTAAGATAAGCAGAGCTAACATCCTAACATTGTTCAAAAACAACCCACATAGATATAAGTGAAGGTGAGAATTTATGGCTGGTATTGAGCTTAATACATCTGGCTTGGAGCTTGAAGAAGATGATCAAGAGGGGCTTGCCGCTCCCTTTGAGCCTAGCACTACAGGCAGCAACGTATTTGAGCTTAACACTACCGGCCTAGAACTTGAAGGTGGCGATAGTGACGCGCAAAGGCACAAGACAAGAGATGCCGTGAAAATTCCTCCCGTTCAGTACAAGGCTGACAAAACGGCTGCTGATGAGGTTGGTGTTGATGTAGGTACTGTCCAGCGTGACAATGGAGAATTAAAACGTGAGGCGAGAGCCAGAGAAATAGCCAGGACTGTTGAAACAGCCCCGGCGACAAAAGCCTGGATATCGCGAGATGATAATATCAACTATGCCCACGATGATGTCGATAACCTATCAGCCATCGAGAAGGCTTGGGACTGGTACACTGAAGAGTATCTTTGGGGGGCAATGGGCGCTGCTGGGAAGAGCGTTATAGAGTTTAAAGATGATGTCTCCGTCAATCCAGAGCAAGTTCCTCTTGGTTTAGCTTCCGGCGCGATCACTGCGCTTGCATCTAGCGTTCACGGTATTGGTAGTGCGAAAGAGGCATTGGATCGCCTTATATCAAGGCCAATTGACGCAATCCTTGATACCATCACCGGCACTGAATTTGACTCCGCTGAGTATAGAAAGAATTTGCCGTTGCTGTCTCGCGGGTTAATCAATGTTACAGAGCCAGTTAAAGAATTTGCTGATGAGCTACGACCAAAAGACAGTGGTTTTGCTTTTGATGTTAGTTCTGGCTTAGGCCAGATGGCAACGCAGATTACCGTTGCTTTGCTATCTGGTAGCGTATCATCTGCTACAAGTCTCGGAATGCTCTTTGGTCAAGGATCAGACATTCAGGCAGATATGGTAAAGGAGGCTGGTAAAGAGGGGGATATTGGCGCTGACATTGCTGTTCTTGGCGGCGGGGTAATTACGGCTCTTACCGAGAAATATGGCTTAGAAAACCTCTTGAAACGCATTCCTGACAAAGTTAAAGGAAAAATATATCAGGTTCTTGCCGGGGCTGGTTCTGAAGGCGCTCAAGAAATTTTAGAAAATATTGCCCACAACCTAGCTGCATTCGCTTTATATAATCCAGATCAGAAATTGTTTGATGCCGACACTCTGTACGAGGGTGGCGTTGGCGCTACGGTTGGCGGCATCACTTCAGCCATGATCGGCGGCGCTCGGGTTGTTGGAGATCGTCGCAGAGCAAAAAAGCGGACCGAAGCCATCAAGGACTTAAACAGCAAGGAATCGAATCTTCGCCAGACTTCCCCAGAAAAGTACGCTGCCGCGCAGGGTGAGTTCATGCGGAAGTCTGGCATCGAGGATGTTGAGATTGATGCTGAAGGCGTGAAGGTTCTGTTCCAGGATATGCCGGACTTTGACCTTGTTGATGCCCAAGAGGTTCAAGAGGCTATTTCTACGGGCGGGACTATTACCATGTCGCCGGAGCAATACTGGTCACTGCCGCAAGATGTTGTCGATAAGATTGCGCCTAACACCAGCTTCACTGCCGGTGAGATGACAGAGCAGGAATTGACTGAGGTTGACGAGCTTGTCAAAGAGTTTGGCGGCCCTATTACCGAGGATGAAGTTGCGGCAGCCCAGGAAAGCATTTCGTCTGAGGATGTGATATTTCAGGAGGTTTACGACCAGCTAATCACAGCCGGTGCGACAGATACCGACGCACGGCCCAAGGCTGAACAGATGGCGGCGGTGTTTAATATTTTTGGAGAACGCGCCGGTATCGATCCGCTGAAGGTGGCAGAACGGTTTATGCCGTCGATCCGCAAGAAGCTGCCAGAGTTTTATACCAGCTACACTCCCGACGCCCAAGACTATCTGCTTGAACGGGTTAAACGTGCGGCAGCCCAGCCCACAGAACAGACGGCACTTGGCGAGACACTGCTTGAGTTCATCGCCAAGCGTGGAGGTATCGTTGATCCGAACGGCGAGTTTGATGCAGCCGACATGGCGACATGGCAAAAGGCCAATCCGTTCATAGGCAAGCTGCTTCGTGAGGCACCAGAAAACCTCGGCGCAGCACTGTTCGATGGGACAATCCCTGAGAACATCAAAGACCTTTCGATCAACGATGTTCGCATTGCAGCGGAGGAGGCTGGATACCTCGAAGAAGGGTCAGAGGACAACGACCTTTTAAACGCCATATCAGAGGAATTGCAGGGCAGGCCGGTACATTCGCTCAAAGAACAAGACCCGGAGGCTCTAGCAGAGGCTGAGTCAATCGCAGAGCTATTAGAATACCTTGAGCGCAACGATATCCCGCTCGATCTGCCTACGCGAGAAATAAAGGCGCGTATTGCCGCCCTTGAAGAGACACGGCGCGACAGTGACGTTGAGTTGAAGCAAGACCAAGACCTTTTGGCTGAGTTGTTGGCTGAGTTTGAGGATATCCCATCTATTCCAGGGCAGACTATTGATGAGGCAATCCAAGAAACGCATAAAGCCAACTTTGAAAAGCTTAAGAATTTCCGCGATGAGTTTGTTAAAAAGCATGGTAATCGCGATGGTGTCGCCGCTTGGAATGATGAGCGTATTGATGATGAAATAGCAGACATTGAACACGTAAGCGGGAACAGAACAAAAGGGCAGATTGGATTTGTTGATCCTCTTGATTTTCTCATGGCTACAAGCGGTTCTGCAAAGGGGGCGCAAAGAATATCTGATGAGGCTGGCGATTTGCGAGTTGATGATCTCCGGGGTGAGCGAGTTTCTCCATATCTGAACATTGACAACAACGGCAAGATATTTGGGCATGAAGGACGCCATAGGATGATAGCACTTGCCAAGGCTGGCGTTAAACGCGCACCCGTGATGATACGTCACTTAGATGGCGAATATAAGAGTTTTAAATTTTCCAAAAAAGAAAGTTTTCAAGGTCAGGAGTTCAGCACTGGGGAGAGTTTGCCGGTTGAGATAAATGATTTGTATTCTGCTGAATTTGGGCAGATGCAAAACATTAAGGACGCGATGCCTTCTGATCCACAGGTTCTATTCCAGCCGGGAAACCCAGCATTCGATGCTTGGTTCGGTGATTCGAAGGTTGTGGATGAGAATGGTGAGCCGTTGGTGGTTTATCATGGGACTAAAGCGACTGTTGATGATGATTTTGCATTTGATCCAAAAAAACAATCTGATGAAACAAGACTTTCACAACAAGGTGTTGGTTTCTATTTCACAGAAAATAAAAAACAAGCATCTGGTTATGGTAAACCAGAGGCTATGTATTTATCTGTTCAAAACCCGCTAGAATTAAAGAGAGGCGACAACCAAAATATCACAAGAGATATGGCTATAGAGTTGTTTTCCCGTGGGAATAATGCTTTTTTTTACGATAGATGGATAGATTTCCAAACAGGGGTGGACACACATGGGATGAGCCTATCCGAAAAGGCGGCTGTTTTTGTTGATTACATAATGGAGGCTAGAGGCAGTGCCGATGGAACAGATAAACTCTTAGTAAAAGAGATTAAACGTGCGTATAAGTCTTATGGGGATGATAACGGCTACACGCAAATGCTTTCTGACTTCATAGAGGTTACGGGATTTGACGGTGCTGTCGAAAAGATAAACGATGACACAACAGTCTACACAGCTATTTCTCCCACCCAGATCAAATCAGTAAACAACCGTGGCACATTCGATCCGAATGATGCGCGGATTTTGTATCAGGAGGCACAGTCAACTGTCTTTTTCCAGAAAGCAGCGAAAGAAGACAAAATATCTATCACTCTTGGTAATCTTGACTATGTGAAAGAAAACTATCCAGATCATTATGCTTCAATTGAGGCGCAACTTGGCAAAATGACCGCGACAGAGGCAAAGCGTGTTCGTGATACCCTGGAGGCACACAAAGGCACACAATGGTCTTTAGCGGCAATACGCTCTCTGGTTATCAGGGACATTTTGCACAGATCAAGAGATGGACAAAGCATCGATGATATTGCAGATGGAAAATTCTGGTCTGTAGAAGAGAAAGTTGATTGGCGCAATACGAGCATCGTAAAGGCGTTTGCTGGTGGGCCTGAACAGATTGTAATAAAAGCTCAAGGTTACAATTTCTTTGGCAACAACAGAAAAGCTGAAAACGATTTTAGCGGATCATTTCTTAATTGTGACCCGTCAACAGCCTGTGCCACTTACTGTTATTCTGCCGGTGGATCAGGTGGTGCGCCTAATGGCCTGATGAAGGCTGAGTTCACAGAATATATGGCAAATAACCATCCTGATGTTTTGGCGGATCGTCTTTCTGTTTATGCACATTTGCCTGCTGGCCTAAATGGCTTGGCTCTGCGTATGAACGAAAAGGGTGATCTGTCAGAAGCGCAACTAAAGCTTATCAAAGAGCTAAACAAGCGCGGTATTAGGCTGCAAATATTTTCTAAGCGTCCTGAACATCTGCGAAAAGTTTCTGATTTTAACTGGCGTTCCCTATCCATTGATGAGACTAATATGGACAAGGCGCTGGATAACCCAGACCTTTCTATTGCACTGATCGTTACAGACAATTTGCCTGCTGATTTCGTTTCCAAAATAAAAGATCGGCTGAATGTCGTTCTCCCAGTAAACCTGAAGGGTAATTCTTGGACACGCGAACAGGTTCTGAGAATGTATCCAGAGTCCAAAAAAGAAGTTAGCAATGCTCTCTGCCCTGTTGAGGCGGGCAAAAAATCTATCGGCACCAAAGACACAACCTTTGCAACTGTTATTTCTGGACTAAAAAAACAATCTGGTACAAAATACTGGACTTGCACTGCTTGTGACAAGCTTGGTTCTGCTGGTTGCTTCCACGGCAAAAACAAATCCGAGACAGTGCGTAAGGCCGCAAACCACTTCGCCGCCACTGAACATCAAAGCGAGGCAGACGCCAACAAAATTCGCTCCAGTATTGAAATGAATTTGTTCGCGCTTTTAGAGGAGAAGGAAATTGATAGAGGACAATTGGAAGACATTCTTGGAATCCTCAATGGAAAGCCTGAAGGTTCACAGCGCGAGCCTAACCCCAGCGCAGCAGAAGTCAGCACTCTTGGCGATATCGAAGGAAGTACAGTCGATGAAGGCGGCAGACGCGAAGCTGGAAGCCTTGCAGGCGGCACAGAGCTAGAACAGCGCGAGAAAGACGAAGCCCGAGGCTCCATTGTCTTTGGCGAAAACCTTGACGAGATTGTTATCAATCTGTTCAAGGCCGAGAATCTTTCCACATTTCTACATGAATCCGGTCACCTTTACCTTGAGATGATGTCAGAGCTTTCGCAGCTTGATAGCGCATCTCAGGGTTTAAAGGATGATATGGCTACGGTGCGCGATTGGCTTGGCGTTGCTCCAGGTGAGTCGTTCACGACAGAGCATCACGAAAAATGGGCAGAAACCTACGAGAAGTATCTGATGGAGGGCAACGCGCCATCCGTCAAGCTGCTGTCGGCCTTTGCTAAGTTTAGTTCCTGGCTGTCGGTGATCTATAAAAAATTTGGTCTTCGCCGCGCTGATCTCAACGATGATATTCGTGGCGTGATGGATCGTATGCTTGCCAGTGAATCCGAGATCGAACAGGCTCGGGGCTTTGCTAGCATGGAGCCGCTGTTTGCTGATGCTGAACAGATGGGCGTCACGCAAGAGCAATTCGAGAAGTACATCCTGGACAAAGAACGGGCGCAGGAGGCCCAGACGGCAGAGCTTGTCGCCAGGACATTGCAGGATGTAAAGCGCGAGAACACAAAATGGTGGAATGCTGAAGAAAAAGCGACGGCAAAGATTATTGAAGCCGAATTAGACGAGGATGTTACATGGAGGGCGATGTTCACTATCAGGCGTAACAAACTGCCGTCTGGTGAACCTTTGCCTGCGTATCTTCCTGAAGGCGTTAAAATTAGCTCTCAGGCTCTTGCGGAAATGGAAGACGCTCATGCTTTCCGGTTCCTGCCAAAAGGGTTGACCGCCAAAAAAGACGGTATGCACCCTGATGACATGGCCCCAATTTACGGTTTTGAATCTGGCGACCAGATGCTTAAATCATTTATGGCGATGCCACAGGATAAAAACGGTAAATTCCTGACTCCTAAGCAGTTCGCCAAGGCTGAAGCAAAGCGGCGTATGCTTGAGGAGCATGGCGATATCATGAACGATGGCACAATGCAGGAGGAGGCATTGATTCGGGTTCACTCTGAAAACCAGTCTAGGCTTATTGCCAAAGAGCTAAAGCACCTGATTATCCAGGAAGCCAAAAAATCCAACAGAGATGGTGGTTCTTCCAGGACGGTCACCAACAAGATCGCCAAAGAGACAGCAAAGCGGTTGCTTGCTAAAAAGCCTGTTGGTCAGATTCTATCGCACCGTAAATATCTCAACGCAGAGATGAGGGCAGCAAAGCAGGCGATGGCTGCTACTCTCAAAGGTGATTTCAAGGCTGCTGCTGAAGCGAAGCAACGTCAACTATTGAATTTTCACCTTTACCGTGAAGCTCGCAATGCTGCTGCCAAGACCGAAAAGATGTCTGCTCGTTTGAGCAAGCTTAAACGTGATGTGATCAACCCAAAAGTGATCAACCCCGCTTTCATCAAAGAGGTTAAAACCATTTTGGCTGGTGTGAGTTTTGGCACCAAGGCTGGGCCTAAACGTCTTGATAGGCTGAAGGCTGAACAGGTACATGATTGGGCAGAAAAGCAAGAGAAGAAATACGGCGCTGCTTTCGATATCAGCCCTGAGCTTGATAAGGCTCTAGAGAATAATCACTATAAGGATATGGCATACAGTGAGTTCGAAGGACTGTATGACACGGTTAATAGTGTGATGGTGCAGGGCCGCAGATTCAGCGATAACGAGCGCAACGAGTTCAACGAATATGTCGCCGCTATGACTGACAGCATCTATGCCAATGCCACTAAAGAGCTTTCCGAGCCTGATGAGGCTAAGTTTTTGCAAGGCGTCCGGTCTTGGGTAAAAGAGTTTATTGCCAACCATAGGCAGATTAACAGCTTGTCCCTAGAGCTTGATGGGTATGAAGAAGGCGGATTGATCACAACCAATATTTTCCGCAGGATTAAAGATGCTGATGATGCCTACCTTGATCGAGGCATGAAGGCTTCAGAACGATTAAATGCTATTCTGTCTGTTTACGGCAGGGTCGATAAGATGAAGTTTTATAACAAGATGTTTATTCCTGAGCTTGGTCAAAGCTTGTCGCTTTCTGGTCGCTTGGCGTTTGCCCTCAATATGGGCAACGAAGGAAATGTCGAGGTTATGCAGAAACATTATTCTGATGTTCAGATTGATGCTATTCTAAAAACATTGACGGAAAAAGATTGGGATGTGGTTGAGGCTATATGGAAAGAGGTTGATAGCTACTGGAATGATACCGTTGATGACAATGGCAACGTGATTGCAGAGGGCATATCTACTGTTGAAGAGCGAGTTACCGGAGTTAAGCCAAAGAAAGTAGAGGCAACTCCATTTGTCACGCCATCAGGCCGCAAAGTTTCTGGTGGTTATTACCCGCTTGTCGCTGATCCGAGAACGTCTGATAAGGGGCGGAAGGATATGGAGGCTAAGGCATCGCTTGAAAACCTTCTCGGTGGCGGACACTCCAAGGCAACAACGAAACACGGCAGCACTATTGAGCGCCAAGGCTTTGGACGGGAGAGAAAAATTCTCCTCGATGTCAGCGTTGCTTTCAATCATATCGATGGCGTGATCAAAGATATTGAGATGCGCGAGGCTGTGGTTGAGGTTCACAGAATTATTCAGTCGCCAGCATTTAAAGAAGCTGTGCAATCTGCGAAGGGGCTAGAATATCACCAGCAATTTGATAACTGGCTGAAAAATGTTGCAGGCGGCGACAAGCAGCCTATTGATCCAATAGAAAAACTGGTTTCTTACGCGAGGACAGGCGCTTCAATCGCTGAGATGGGTCTATCTCTTAGGACGATGCTTCAACAGCCATTTGGTATAACACAGACTATGGTGCTGATTGGCGAGGCAGCGACGATGAAAGGCGTTTGGGAGTTTGCCAGAGATCGCGGGGATGCGGCGAGGAAGGTCATGGAGCTTTCACCGTTTATGCGGAATCGTGGTGCAACCTTCAATCGTGATGTCAAAGATGCTCAGAAGCTTATTGGTGCTAAAGGACTGCATGATGATATCGTTAAGGCTAGCTTCTGGGGAATCCAAAAGTTAGACATGGCGGTGTCGATACCAACTTGGCTAGGCGCATATGACAAGGCGCAGAAAGAAGGAAAAAACATCCCTGACTCGGTGGCGTTTGCTGACAGCATCGTTGCTCGTAGTCAAGGTTCCGGTTTGTCCCGCGATTTATCACAGAACCAGCAAGGCGGCGTGTGGAAAAAACTCTTCACGATGTTCTACACGTTTTTCAACGCCTACTACAATGTGCAGGTTGATCTTTACAAGCAAACAAACTTTCGAAGCTTCCCTCAGATTTTGAAATATGTGAAAAACCAGCTTTGGGTGACGGTTATTCCATCGCTTGTTGTCGATGCCTTGTTTAATGGTGGCCCGGAAGACGATGAGGAGTGGCCCTTGTGGGCGGCTTCTACGGTTGGAGGCTTCGCTGCTGGCGGAATTGTTCTAGCTCGCGATGTGGTCAATTCAGCGACAAGCGGGTACGGCTATCAGATCAGCCCCGTCCAAGGGTTCTTTGCTAAACCTCTAGCGGCATTAGATCAAATCAAACAGGGAGAGGCCGACATCCAAGCGGCTAAGGCTATATTCATGGCTATCGGGTATTTAGCCCATGTTCCTGGCGCAAGAACGATGTCTCGCGCAGCCGATGTATTAGCTGATGAGGGTACGCAGAATCTTGATGAGTTTGAAGGCTGGTGGCGTTTGCTTGTCCAAGGTAAAGAAAAATAACCACTCAGCCAAATATAGTGTATAAATTTACAAACAAGAGGATTGATTGATGACAATCGCCAACGAAGATAGCAGGACTGGACCGTACAACGGCAACGACAGTACGACTGTTTTTGCGTATGACTTCAAGACACTTGACGAAGATCATCTCGTAGTCACGCTAACGAGCGCTGCTGGCGTTGATACGGTGCAGACTATCACGACGCATTATACGGTTTCCGGCGTCGGTGACGAGGGCGGCGGTAACGTGACGATGGTTACTGCCCCAGCCTCCGGCGAGAAGCTCACAATCACTAGGTCTGTCCCATTAACTCAGGGACTCGCCCTTCAGAACCGACGCGCAACAGAGCCTGCTACGCTTGAAACGGCTTATGATAAGGGCGTCCAAATCAGCCAGGATTTAAAAGAAGTCCAAGACCGTACTTTAAAGTTCACGGTTGCCGCCAATCTCACATCTTTTGATACGACTATACCTGCCCCTGCTGCATCAAAAGCTATCGCCATCAATGCTACCAATGATGGGTTTACTCTTGTTGATGAGCCGTCTGCGGCTGCGGCTGCTGCGGCGGTAAGTGCTGCTGCTGCGGCTGTATCCGAGACTAACGCGGCGACCAGTGAAACCAACGCGGCGACTATTGCGGCTACCCTCACCGGGGCAACATCTACTACGTCACTGGTCATTGGCACAGGTGCGAAGGTGTTCACAGTCGCATCAGGTTTAGGCTTCCAGGACGGCGATTGGGTATTGATAACCTCTGACGCTGACCCGGATGCTAATTACATGCATGGGCCGATTACCACGTACACCGGCACGACAATGACTGTCGGGGTGGATAATATCGGCGGGTCTGGGACATTAGCGGATTGGACTATTCGCAGGTCTGGGACTCGAGGTGCCGTTGGCGCAACCGGTGCGACAGGTCCAGCCGGTTCGGGGGATGTTGTAGGACCGGCATCTGCTACAGATAGTAGCCTAGCTAGGTTCGACGGTACTACTGGTAAACTTTTAAAGGACGGCGCAGTTATAGGAACTGATGTTCAAGCCTATGATGCAGACACAGTGAAGAAAGACGTTGCCAATGTATTTACCGCGCAACAAACCCCTCTATCAGCCGCTCTTACCTATAACGCTACTCAGACCTGGGATTGCGGTGCCGCTCAGGATGCAACATTAACATTAACAGGCAACGTAACAACTTTCTCAGCACCAACTAATCAGGTTGCAGGAAGTTACTACGTCTTGCGCCTGAATGTCGGAACAGGACCGTATTCTGTGAGCGCTTGGAACAGCGCATTTAAATGGCCCGCTGCAACTGCCCCGACGCTTTCTGCTGGTGCTAGTGACATTGACATTTTAACTTTCCGTTCTGATGGCACGAACATGGAATTAATAGGGCTTTCTCAAGATGTTTCTTAGACACGGCGGTTTTTTGCCGTCCTCACTATTTGATAATACTAAGTCTATCTTGGCGAATGCTTCTGGTGAGTACTTAGTTAAGTCCGATTTCGGCGCTGCTTCTGACGGCAAAAAGGGCACTGTTAACTACTGGTTTTATGCTAATAACGTAGGCACCCCGACAACTCAGGCTCATTATGCCGCCAACTCATCGGGAACGAATGCAGACGAAGACAGCTTCAACTATGTCAACGGCGGGAGCTTACAATTCACACAAGAGTTTGCGGCAACGATTGGTGGTCAGCACAGATACACGCAAGCACTATCCACTTCAACGTGGTACCAAATAACCGTACAGTATGACCGTTCCAACGGGACCACTGCCGACCGGATGAAGTTCTTTGTGAATGGTACAGAGATAACACCTCCAACTGTTGATGCCGGTATATCTGACGTAGTTATGCGATGGGCTGCCGCGAGCAACCAAAGCATGATCGGTGCCACGCCTAATGACACGTCGGGGCAAAGGATAGACGGATTGATCCACCAGTTCTCTTACTGTGACGGTCAACTAAACGCCCCGTCTGCTTACGCATCTGGTGGATTACCTATCGATATATCAGGATTGACCTTTGGCAATAACGGCTTTTGGCTTCAATTTTTAGACAGTGGCGACCTTGGCGCTGATAGCTCTGGAAATGACAACCATTTCACCAATAACGGCGTAACGCAATCCACAACAGTACCAACGTAGAGGCCATTATGAAACACGTACTTTTAACAAAACTCGATGCCGGTTCGTATGGCTTACCTATCCTTTGGGAAGGGGCAAGGGTCAACAAGGAACTCAATGCCATATTGGGTGCCACTCTTTCTAATGATGTATTCCGTAACGGAACGGCTCATTTGTTTGGTTTATACTCGTTAGATGAACCTTCTCCCCCAGAAGGTAAAATGGCTGTAGGTGAAAAGTCTGAAACCTTTGATGGTGCGAAAGTCACTCGTGCCGCCACGTGGCAAGATGATCCTGACTATGTAGCACCTATCACTTACACTCCGCTAGAACTGATGAAGCAAGTCAAACGTCAAGAGCTTGCCTCTGCTCGTTACGAGGAAGAAGTCGGCGGGCTTGATGTGAACGGCGTCACAGTAGCCACTGATCGCGAGAGCCAGACCAAACTTGTAGCTGCGCGTATCGTAGCCAAAGAAGATCCTGAGTACACACTGACCTGGAAAGCTGATAACGGCTTCGTCATGCTTACAAGCCCGACAATCATTTTTCTGGCTGATGCTGTGTTGGTGTTCATTAAAGGGCTGTTTGAGAAAGAGGCCATGAAAGATGCTGCTGTAACTGCGGCGCTGACAGTCGAAGACGTTAATGCCATAACCTGGACAGAATAATAAAACAATAATCCCATACTGAGGGCTGAGAACATGGAAACGAAACCGCAACACCACAAGAGGTGTTTTGAAGATCACAAGGAGTATTGCGTCATGGCAGAAGACGCTGCCGATGCTGCGGTGAAGAAAGTTTTCGCCATCCTCGGTGTGGATATTGATAATCCCAAAGAGGTCGAGGCGTTCCGCGAAGATTTGCGGTTTGGCAAAACGCTGCGGATTGTGGCGAACAAGTTTTTGCTAGGTGTTGTTGGTGCTGCGGCCATCGGCTTAGTAGGTGCTATTTGGTATGGTATACAAGGAAAGCTAGGAGTTAAATAATGACTAGCGTAATTGACCAACAACATACGAAGATTACCTTGGGCCTCGCCATAACTGTTGTTGCTGCAATTGCTGGTATTGCTTACGAGGCTGGCGAACTAGACAACCGCATACAAAACCTTGAAACCAGCAAGTCGGCGATGTGGGCTAAGTTATCAAAGACCGAGCAAATGGCCCAGGACATAGCCGTGATCAAGGCGGCTGTTGAGCGGTTGGAGAAATGACATGGCAGGTTTTACGGAAGCTGAAGTGCTGGCTCTGTCAATTGCGATATGGGCAGTGGCCGCCGTGTCAATCATTAGGTTTTGTAAGAAGCGGGAGAGACTGTCCAAATGACCGAATGGAACCCTGATACCACACCCAATTTTACGTTCGAGGAAATGTCTTGTCGGTGCCCTAACTGCAACGGTGAGGTCCACATGAAGCAAGAATTTATGGAAAAGCTCCAAGCCATGAGGACGATGCTAGGGCCGATCAAAATCAATTCAGGATACCGGTGTCGCAAGCACCCGGAAGAGGCCAAGAAGGATAATCCTGGGGCGCATAACCAAGGCCTAGCTGCGGATATCCAGGCTACTGATGGTTACACTAGGTTCAAGGTTCTCCAGGCTGCGTTCCGATGCCAGATGCAGGGTATCGGTATAGCTAATTCGTTTATTCACGTAGACGATGGGCATGAGTTTGCGCCACGTCCAACACAATGGAATTACTCATGATCGGATTACTCACCGCCGCCCTTCCTATTATTGGAAACCTGCTTGACGATGTTATCGAAACCGACGAAGAGAAAGCAAAAGCGAAGGCAAAGTTATTGAAGCTTCAGCAAGATGGGGCTTTGAAGGATATGGAAGTTCGGTTATCTGCAATTCTTGCCGAGGCGCAAAGCAGCGACCCGTGGACGAGCAGAGCAAGACCAACCTTCCTTTACGTAATCTATATCCTGATCCTGGCGAGTATTCCGATGGGTGTCGTCTGGGCGTTTGCGCCTGATGTTGCATTGTCATTCACCGATGGCTTTACAAGTTGGCTCCACGCTATTCCTGACAGCCTTTACACCCTGTTCGGTGCTGGTTATCTTGGCTACGCCGGGGCGAGGACTGTTGATAAGTTGAAGAAATGACCTTCACTGAAAGGCGTTAAGGTTTGGAAGGATAAGGGTTAACCTTTATCCATCTAGTTTCCGCGCCAACATCGGCGGTGGGTCGGCTAGTATTTTGCAAATGGCTTGTAAGCTTATATCGACGCGCTTTCCATCGGGGCTAGTTAAAATTTTAGGGTCCAGTTTTGCTAAAGCGATGTGGACTAGGTTTTCTGGGGGCCATTCAGACAAGTTCAAATCCTCCTTTAATCTGCTATGAAATTCTTGGCGTAGTTCTCGCGCTGAATAGCCAATTCTTCTTCGGTTGCGGGATGCTTTCTCGCCTCTTCAACGAGGGCGTTAAGCTCTGGATTGTCCGATATTTTTCGGTCGGTAAACCCCATACGTTGGGCCGAACTTTCACTCGGACTCGGTTGGTCGATTTCCTGACCGTCTTGAGCAGTTCCAACTGGTTCGGAGTATTGCGGCTCTTGCCCGGTTTCTGCCGTTTCTGGGTCCGGTTTCCCTACCCTTTCATGAGGAAAACACTCAGAAAACGCCCCACACCACCAGTCTTCACCAACCATAGGGAACAGCCCCCACTGCGGGTCTGCCCCTACAATAGATGCGGCTGCACCATCTGTTTTGGGTGGATTAACTCGGCATTCACACGCGGCGTCTTCGCGGTGAGTTAAGGGACTGCAATAGATGCAGTATTTACACGCTCTCATAGGGTTCACCTTTCTCGGACAATTGTTTCACGCGATTAAGTCCTGTTGCTCTGGCCGCACGCTCCAACGGATCGGCGGTTGCTGCCGGTCCCATTTATCGGCCATCTTGTTGATGCTGTTTTGCGGGCGGTTGTTGTTGCGGGCTATGTCGGCGCTGTCCACGGACCCAAAAGGGTAATTGGCACCGACGCCTTGCATTCTCAAACCGTGGAGCCACGGCAACCGGCTATGCCGTGCCGTTACGGCATTGAAAGCCAAATCCATTACGTGCTTCCATGCGGTGGAATTGATGGGGTGCTGCCCGCTTGAACCAAGGCAGACCTTCGGCCATTCATCGCAAAGGCGCAAAAGGCGACCTAGCGGTTCATCCGTGTGCCAAACCGGCGCGCCCCTTTGACCGTGGGGCCACTCTGTAATTAGGGCGTCTTGGGCCTCGTGTCCGGCGTCGATTACATCCGGGATGATTGCCCAAGTGGTCGGACAACATAGCCATTCGTCAGCCCAATTGTAGTACTCTGACCAGTTGGTATCCTTACCACTGCGCCACTTTGAAAAGGCCCCGTTATCCAGCAAAACGGATTGCCCAATTTCATGGGCCAACCGCACCCGTCCAGGGTAGGCGTGGGAAACAAGCAAATGTCTCCCGCCAAGCTCCAGGCATTTGTTTACAGGGTGAATGTCGGCGCAGTGATAGTGGATCACTTGGCTACCTCCGCCCAACATTCCGGTGTTTCCCATACGCGAATTTTTGAGACTGGCAAGACGTTTTCGAGGCGCTGATAAAACCAAGCCGCAATAACTTCTGCTGTGGGGTTTTCTAGTCCCTCAACCTCATTAAGAAAGCGGTGGTCTACTTTCTCAAGCGGGCGCGTCATAGCGCGGTCAATGTCTGCAAAATCACGAACAAACCCGCTCCAATCGACCGGCCCGCTCAAGTGCACGTCCACTCGGTAGTTATGACCGTGAAGGTTTTGGCACTTGTGACCGTCCGGCACCTTTGGCAGTCGGTGTGCGGCTTCAAAGTGGTACTGTTTGCAAATCGTCGTTCGCATTATTTTTGCTCCTCTTTGAGTCCGGTTTGGACCGCATGAAAACCAATTTACAATTCTACTCATTGCTAATCTCCTTTTTGGGCCGCACTGAAAATGCGGTCTAAAAAGAAGGCGGGTATCCGGGGGAGGGAAGCCCGCGCTTCCTGTTCAACACCTAAATTCTCGGTTTATTCAATCTCAATCTGTTCATGGCCTCTTAAATTGGCCTCTGTCCCGCTGGTCTTCCGGGGGCCGGTTATACCCGTTGTTGGGCTATAGTAGCGCAGTAATGGCGAGAGATAATATGCTACACCCTGCGCCAATGAATATTATTACCATAAAGTATGATACAGTCATAGCAAAATCGACAAATTTCACGATTTTATTTTGATTGATATTCATTATGCTGATCCTCTGGATGCGGGAGCCATATACCGAAATCGCTGTTTATGTAGGCTCCAACCTTGCTCATATACCGGCTGAATACCTCTGTTGATTTGTCCTTAGACGTATAGACAAGCTTTCCCATGACCTCCTTGGGTTCAAGAAACATCGCCTTGAAAGCTTCGTGCAAATCGTCGGCACTGTGTTCGCTGTTTTCCGCCACAATACCAAGCCATTTCCAATACAATGCGTTCTGGTCAAGGCTGCGTTTCTTGCGGAACTGCTTAACCTCCACCGACCATTTACGCTCAGGGTTTAGCTCAGAGATAAACTGAGCCACGAAAGCGCGGGAGGCTTCGTTTGATATAATCATCGGTTTAGCTATTGCTTTCACTCCATAGCCTAGCCGCAAGCCTTGGCCCGTTGACCCCGTGTATTGCCAGGAACTCGGTTTCGTCCAAGCTTTTGTTGCCATCGTTGTGCAAGGTTGCGTGGTGGAACGGGCAAAGAGGTATTGTCATATCATCACCGTTTTTAATGCCCATTCCCCTATTGCCACCGCGTAGAAGGTGGTGAACCTGTACCGGCTGGCGTCCGCAGCAACAGCACGGCATTTCCGCCACGCGAGCAAGGTGCTTTTTGTCTTTGATTGGTTTAGCCATTATAGACTCCTTTATCTTGCTATTTTCTTCTCACGGCGCTCGTTCCACCAATCGCTGTCTCGTCCTGTTCTGGCCCTGATAGCTTCGATTACCGTGTCGAAATATTTTCGGGCTTCGTTTAGCTTATTCAGACAAGCGGTTTTCCTGCGGTTCGCCGTATCAACCTCCTGGCAAGCCTCTTTGTAGCTGGCCTCTGCATCGAATAAGGCGTGCAACGCCTCGTTCATTGGGTCTGTCATGATTTCTCCTTTAAGCTCGGTGTTTTAGGATTAAGCATCGCTGTCTTTCTTAGAGGCTGGTTGCGGTTTTATGTGTTTGGGGCAAAGAGTTTCCCAAGTTTCATATGTCGTTAGGCTTTCTGGAGTTACTAGCGTGTTAGTAGCTGTTCCATACGCAAAGTCCTCGTAAGATATAAACCGTCCGCAAACGTCGCATTTGTTCCAAATATCCATCTCTTCCTCCATTGCTCTAACTCTTTTTCGCATGAAGCCTGTGGTGATGCTTGGCGCATAGCCACCTAACCTCTAAAGGCTTGTTGTAATCGTCATGATGGCCGTGAATATTTTCTATTGTCCCGCATTCTTCGCAAGAGCCTTTCTTTACGCGACCATCCCGGACGGCGTTTGACAGCAAGTAATGTGCTTTGTATCTCTCAGGGTTCGCCTTATTCCACCTCACAGCGTTCTCAGACCCCTTTTTTCTTCTCTCTGGATTTTCTTTGTATCTCTTGCGGTCGTACTCCCGGACACTATCGTTTTCTTTGCGATGAATGCGAACATCAGACTTAGCGCACGACTTGCACTTATTAAGATGGCCGTCATTCATCATCTTGTGTTTATAATATTCAGTTAGCGGCTTTTCTTCTCCGCACTTAAAACATGTCTTCACAACTCTAACTCCAGGTTCAGAAAAACCCAGTCCAAGGGAATTAGAGTTCAATTAAAAGGGATACGATCCTCTAAGTCTTCGCTAACACTCCCGCCCGTTGGCGACTGGTCATATTCCGTACCGCCTTGGTTGCCAGTGTTGCCGCCAAGCATGGTTAGCTCTCCACGGTATTTTTGCAGCACGATCTCTGTTGTGTATTTCTCCGCGCCGTCCTGTCCGGTCCATTTTCGGGTTTGCAGCGAGCCTTCCAGGTAGACAGTGGAGCCTTTTTTAAGGTACCGCTCCGCCACGTCTGCAAGGCGGTCATTGAAAATAACTACACGGTGCCACTCGGTTTTCTCCTTGCGCTCTCCGGTGTTTTTGTCTTTCCAGGATTCGCTTGTGGCGATGGAAAGATTGACGATCTTTGTTCCATCCTGAGAGAACCTAACTTCCGGGTCACGGCCAAGATTGCCTATTAGCAGGCATTTATTGAGACTACCACTCATGATTTATTTCCACTTTCTGTACTGGTTGAAACGGAGCTATGGGAGGCGGGGAGTTCAGCCCATAATACCGGTGGGTCGCTTGGCACATCATCTTCGTTGGATGCCCAACAAACGCCATCGGTCCAGCACTTCGGATGCTCACCATCGACGGTAGCGACCCAACAATATGTGTCGTCATCGATATTGTCCCAAAACCCCACTACGCGTATCCCATATTTGGTTAAAAGGGCAATGTGCCTACCGTTTTTTGGTGCGGTAACTATGGGTTTCCATGCGTTCATTCTGCTGCCTTTAGCCTCCTCCATTACACCATTCCTAACGCTTGCATGTAAAGGTCAAGGATCGCCTCGGCTTCTTGCCGGTCACTGGCGTCCATACCGCGCAGCTTGACGATTTGCCGCATTATCTTCACGTCGAAACCGGCGCTTTTGGCCTCGGAATAGACTTCTTTAATGTCTTCCGCTAACACCTTCTTTTCATGTTCCAGCCGCTCTACACGCTCAATAAATGAACGTAATCGGTCACTGGCTACACCGTTAAAGTCTTCCATTGTATTAACCTTTCTTTTCCATCTGTTTGTTTTTGTAGTCTTCAAGTTTCCCTTGCCAGGAAGTCGATGGGTTCGATTCAATCGTTGGCAAGTTTAAATCCCACCATGTAGCAACCTCTTCGCTGGTCACTGAGTTTTTCATAAACTCGCATAATGCCCGTGCATATTCGGTCCAAGATTCCTCGCTTCCAACCGGCTTACGGAGCATGTATGGTTGTTCTGTCTGTGGAGGCTTAACCTCTTTTGGTGGCGGTTGGTTGGCTTGCCTAAACTCGTCGGCTTCTTCTTCGGAGTAAGCTAACCCGTGAAGGCCAATGAGTTTAAGGATAACACGATCTTTTGCGCGTTTTTCGGCCATAGCGAATGGGTATCCGGCTTGCCTGCCTGATACTTTATAATTTAGGTCTATTACAGCTTCACCCGTAGACCATTCTGACTTTCCGTCAAGCTCTCCAGTCACAAGCAGCACCGCAGCCCGTGGCTCGGAGACAAGCACTTTCGGCTCTAGATAAACAATTCCAGACTTTGCCGCTATCCGCTCCAAAACCTTATGATAAACTACCCACGTTCCGTGGCAATCCCAACAAGATTCCGGGCCGAAACCATATTTGCTTAATACCTCACCTATTTCTTTATCAAGTTTCTTTGCCATTTTATTTACTCCTAATCTGCAAAGCTTGCCCGCCGTTACTAAGAATAGCGCCGGGAATTTCCTCGCCAGACTTAAGAGCGTCCGTAACGGCCTTCTTGTCTAGCTTTGATTCTTGTGGCACAAAAAACCTTCCCGGTAAACTAAATTCCTCGGTAATCACGAGCTTAGGAGGAAGTTTTTTAGCCGACAGCGTGTATTCGGGGAGGGTTATTTTTTGCTCCCCGACCTCTTCCATAGCCGCTAGAATTGCCGATTTTATCTTGTTGGCTTGGTCCTGGAGGCGGGACCGGCGAGCGGCCAAATCAGCAACACGGGCCTTAATCCCTTCAATAAGGTCTAGAGCGTCCTGGTGCTTGTCTAGAGCGTGTGTTACAGCTTCAAGAAAGCTTGTTTCACCCTCTAGGGTATCCGCGAGTGTTTCCGCGTCGTCTTCAAGGTCAGGATAGGCTTTCAGCAGTTCCTCTTTGAGAACCTTATAAGCCACCGCCTCATTTGCTAGGAAAGTCATGCCGACATTCTCCCGTCATAGTCCCGTACTACCTTCGTGCGGGCAACGTTTATTTGATCCTCGGTAAGCTGTTCTAGACAGGCTTTGAGCCACGCCAGTTGACTGTAATAACTATCTCTGGCTAATTCATCGGGATGGCCGGATGCCATATCGACAAGGCGATATTCCCCGGTTTCTTCGCCAAAAGCAAAGCATGTTCGTATTTCTAGTTTCATGGTAAAATCTCCGGTAACGCAAATGCTCCGATACAAAACCCGACCACGCCTGCTATTGTAACAAGAATAGCCCATTCATAGTTTGATAGGTTCATAACTATTCCTCACAAAATCTTATTATGATAGTTGGCTAAATCGCGGCCTTCGCGGTTGCGTGTGGCGACAATCTGTTCGCCTTCTATTTCCTCTTCCGTGCGGAGAAATAAGTCACGCATCGCGTCGTCGAGTTGACCGTCGAGCCGCGAAAGCTCTTCATTTGTAAATCCTAGCTCGGCTATTTGCTCGTAAGCGTCTTTGATGATTGATCGCGCTTGGGCAATTTGAAATTCAAGGTCTTCCATTATTCCCTCCGTTGGTGGTTGGGGCTGGCTCCCCGACGGACCGTTACTCCTGTTGGTTAAAACCAACCCCGTGTCGTTAGACAAGATAGACATTAACCGCAAAATCTGGCGATGTAAAGCAAAAAGTCGAAAAAAATGACGTTATTTATATTGCCATTGCATTTTATCTCGTGTACAGTGACGCCATGATAAATATTGAAATGGTCTTAAACCGTATCCGCGCCTACCGACGAGAGCGCGGATGGTGTATCACAAAAATGGCTCGTGAATCCGGGATTACTGAGGCGGCGATCCGCAAGATGGACTCACCATCATGGGCACCTAGTTCAACCACAATCCGCAAGATGGAATCAGCTATTCCTTGCGATTATATGCCAAAATAGGAGGGAATATGTCAACAATTCCAAGCGATTTTAAGGGCCAATTCACGTACAATTACGACCACACAAAAGAACGGTCGTTCTGCATGCAGACAAGCGACATTCACGACATTCACGACGACAATGCAGCGCGGCGTCAAGTGGCGACAATCAACAAATACTGGCGCGAGCTTGGTTATAAAGTGCGAGCCAAGATGGAATTACAACCGCGCGGGCCTGGAATGCCTAGGCACTGGAAAGTTACTTCAGAGCTAGTTAATGGCCTTCCAAAAGGGTGGAAAGGGTGAGGCACAACCCTGAATACCTATTGCAAAAAAGCGTTGCCGATTTCCTTGAAATTGCCAAGCCTAATTGCGTGTGGTTTCATTGCCCGAACGGTGAACGCAGGGACGCCAGAACAGGAGCCAAGCTCAAAAGCATGGGAGTAAAGCCGGGCGTTGGCGACCTTTGTTTTGTGTTGCCGTATGGCATCGCAGGGTTTATTGAATTGAAGTCCGGAAAAGGCAAGCTTACTGATAGCCAAAAGGTGTTCAAGGACGACGTTGAGTCTTTAGGCGGGCTATACGAAGAGGCCCGCAGCATTGAAGAAGTAAAGCAAATCCTTAAAGCATGGGAGGTGTTATGAAAGACAGGCTCACACCGGAAGAGGTGGAAGTTTTCAGAACTCTGCGCCAATGGTGGAATCACAGAACTATACAGAACTTGGACCACCTAAAAAACGCCACAAAAGCTTGGATAAGGGAGAATAAAAAATGAAAATCGACCCAGATATTGAGGGCATGAAAAGCATTTCCCCAATGTATAAAATGCGTATGCAGGAAAAGCGCAACTTAATAGGTAGGCGCGGAACAACTCCCGATCATATCATCAACGAGGCCGCTAGTAAATTTTATGTAACAGTAGAGGAAATATTAGGGTCTTCCAGGATCGGAGCGGCGGTTAGGGCGAGGCATTGGGCTATCCATGAAATGAAAAAGCGAACAGGTTGGTCTGCGGTTGATATTGGTGATTATATGGGGCGGGACCATACGACAGTTCTATGGGTCATCAAGAAAATGGAATGTTTAAAAAATAGTACGCGGGAAATAGAGGGAATGCATTAATGGCAAGGATAAGGTCAACCCATCCGACACAATGGACCGACGAGGATTTCGTAAAATGCTCGCCCTACGCTCGCCTCTTAGCCATTGGTCTGCGTAATGAAGCGGATGATCAAGGCGTTTTTGAATGGAAGCCCATCACCATCAAAATTCGTCTAATGCCAGTTGATAACGTCGAAATTGACGAACTTCTTACCGAACTCGTCGAAAACCGGCAGGTGAAAAGGTTTGAACACGGCGGCAAGAGTTACGGAGCGATACGCAACTTTCGTGTGTTCCAGCGCCCTCAAAAGCCGAATGCGCTATACCCATTGCCAGATGATTTGCGTAATTACGTTGGCCTAGCAGATGCTGATACAGTACCAGTACAGTACCAGTACGATACCAGTACGGTAAAACCTCCGCAGATGGAGGATGTAGGATGTAGGAGTAAAGAAGGAGGTAATAGTAAACCCCCTGTAAGTCCCCCTAGGGACTATCCGAAAGATTTTAAAGAATTTTGGGAAGCTTATCCTTCCAGGGGAAACCACGCTAACCCCAAAAAGCCAGCGTTTGACCGATGGAGGAAAATCACAAAGGCCGGTACACCTCCTGAGCAAATCTTGTCTGGAGCGATGGCTTACGCAGTGGCGATGAAGAAAACCGACAGAGACGGGACGGAGTTTGTCGCACAAGCATCAACGTGGCTAAACCAGAACAGATGGCTCGACGATTACGGACCACCACAAGACAATCCAGGGCTTTCGGAATGGGTAGAGGCCCACAAAAATTGGCGCAACGGTGGCAGGCAAGGGCCGGAGCCGAAAAAATCAGATTATTTGGGAAAGGAAGGTGAATGATGGTTGAATACAGGAACCTAACTGCCAGCTGCAAGCATTCGCTTGCGTTGCGGACGATATCCAATTGCGTTGGGTATTGGGCGGAATATGATAAATATAAACGAGATAAAGAGGGTTTGCCGACAACAGAGGACACGCACATAATTTCCCCGACAGCATGGCCTAGCCACGGGCAAATAGGGAATTGGGTAACAGCACTCACGGAAGCAGCGGACGAGATCGAGCGTCTTACCTTGGGCCTTCGCCGCATCACTAATCCTATCGGCGAGCTTCGCAAAGAATCTGAAGCGGCGGGTATGAAGTTTAATGGAGCAGTTGCGGTTGCGCTTGCGAATGATGCCGCCTACCTGTCGAAAATAGCAGAAGCGGCACTGTCCCCATCAACCGGACCTAATGAGGATGAAAAATGACCCCCGCAGATTTCACAGACAAAGTGCAAAAAATCATCGACGAGCATAGCCACGACCCGGAGGCATGTCATTCTGAGCTGGATGATTTGATGGAGAGTGTTCTTTACGAGGCGGGCTATGGTCAGGGGGTTGATTTGATACGACAGATTGAGCGGTGGTATGCTTAAGCAAAAAAAGCCCCCCGCCATGGTACGACGGGGGGCTAGTTTGCAGATCAGCGCTTCGACCAAACAGGGAGGGGTGTTGGGGAGCGCTAACGAAAACCCTACCAAAACAGTTGACAGGATGCAAGAGTTTATTTAATATATTTTTCCAGTCCAGCATAGCTAAGGCGGTCAGACGGTGAGTGCGCTAGGACAAAATAACCCCGTCAGGCTGTGGCAAGGTTTTTTGGATTTCCTAACTTGCGCGACAGCCACTTTATTCGGAGGGAACATGAAAGAGCTTAAAGCTGCATTATCCAGACTAAAGAATGACACCGATAAGGCGGTCAAAGATGGCGACCTATCGAAAGCAGCCCGCCTCATTCTGGCGAGTAGGCTAGTGCAGAGCGCAATCGATTATGTTGATGGGATTTAAACAGAAATAGCGGAGGATATGAAGAAATGAAAACGACCGAGCAGATGATCGAAGTAATGCAGGCTTATGTGGACGGTAAGCCTATTGAGGTTACTCTGCCTGACGGCCATTGGGGAGAGGCTGAATCATTACCGTTTTGGGATTGGATCATGCGCGATTACCGCATAGCCCCCCTCACCAAGCCGTCAATAAATTGGGATCACGTAGCCCCTGAATATAAATGGATGGCTACTGACAAAGACGGTTTCACGTGGCTTTTTAGCGACTGTCCCTACTGTGGTACAGTGTGTTGGAATCTAAAAATAGATGCGTTGTCTTCTACTCAACACCGCGTTAATAGTTTCTCCTCATTCGTTCCTGGAACATGCGACTGGAAATATAGCCTAGTACGTAGGGGCGAGTGATGACATTTAACAACCCAAGGGCCAAGGCGTTAGCTAAGTGCTGTCAAAAAGTATTATTGATGCGGCGGCGTGGAAAGCAGACACGCAGCATGACGATGTAGGGCGGCGATATGTGGGTAGCAGAACCGTTCACGATAGCGTACTTGATGATGCTTAGCGGCCTCTCGCCAAGGCGTGTGACAAGTATAGTGGGGGTTCAAATCCCTCCTTGCCTAGCCGGAGTAGCGCCCGGCCCGCATCAATAATACTTTAAGGAACATGCGATGAAAGTACTTAAATTTATGAATTCAGTGTTTATCAGTCTGAACACAGGGGTTGCAGTTTATCACGGCTTGATTGGATCGCCTGGGTGGGCAGCTTGCAGCGCTTCTGCTGCGACATTGGGGGTTTGCTCACTTTTGTATGGGTTGAGGCATGACTAAGCGAGAAGAGATGGCAAGAGCGGCGATCCAAGCAGTAAAGGACGGAGCTTGATGGATGAAAAGAAGCTAACACCAAAGCAAGCTAGATTTGTCGAGGAATACCTGATAGACCTCAACGCTACTCAGGCTGCAATCCGCGCCGGGTACAGTGAACATACTGCTAGGCAGATCGGCATGGAAAACCTTACAAAACCGTATATATCAGATTTTTTAGCCGAGCAGCTTTCAAAGAGAAGTGAGCAGACGGGTATAACAGCCCGGTGGGTGCTAGAACAGGCGGCAGACGTGTACAAGGAAGCCAGGGAAGAACAAGACCGCTCAAACGCCTTAAAAGCCCTCGAACAAGTTGGTAAGCATGTTGATGTGCAAGCATTCAAGGACAAGCAAGAGATCGACCACAAGGGTGACATTAACTTCAACACGTACTACGAGCCGAAGCCTGAAGAATGAACTATGACTTTTCCGTTCGCTGGTATCAGAGGAATTTCCACGAAACCCTTGTGACGCAGAGAAAAAAGCGCCTCATTGAGATAGCGCATAGACGTTGGGGCAAGGATGAAATCGTGCTTAACGGATTCAGGGAGCTATCACAAAAGCGCGTAGGGACTTACTGGCATTGCTTCCCCGAATATGCCCAAGCCCGCAAAGCCATATGGAACGGTATTAACGGACACACAGGCAAGCGCCGCATTGACGAAGCTTTCCCGCCTGAAATCCGCAAGCGCACTAATGACAACGATATGTTTATCGAAACGGTGTGGGGTAGCACTTGGCAACTTCTCGGCTCAGACAGGTATGACGCTACGGTGGGTTCCGGGCCTGTTGGTATAGCATATTCAGAGTGGGCATTGTGTAACCCTGCGGCTTGGGCCTATCACAAGCCCATGATTGAAGAGACGGACGGAACAGCGGCCTTTATCACAACTCCACGCGGGGCCAACCACGCAAAGCGCATGTTCGACCGCGCCGTCAGTTCTGATTTCTGGTTTGCCGAACTTTCCTCTATCGAGGATACCGGCGCACTGACGAAAGCACAGCTTGACGAGAGTTTAGCGGAGTACATCGATCTTTACGGCGAGGAACTTGGCCGGTCACTTTTCGAGCAGGAGTATTATTGCAGCTTTGAGGCCGCTATCGTTGGTTCATATTACGGATCGCAATTAGCCAGGGCCAGGAAAGAAGGCCGCATTTGCAAGGTCGAGTGGGATGAAAGTCTGCCGGTCCATACCGTTTGGGATATTGGCTTCTCAGACGACACATGCATATTGTTTTGCCAGTTCCTTATGGGCGAAGTCCGAATCATCGACACATACAGCACGAACGGCAAGAGCCTAGAGCACTATGCTGGCGTTATAACCGGCAAAGATTACACATACGCGGCGCATTGGCTCCCGCATGATGCCCAAGCAAAAACACTCGTTGCCGCTGGTAGATCGGTTATCGAGCAGTTGGGGAAAGACCTCGGCCTAAAGAACTTACAGATACTCCCAAACAAGAACACGGAGCAGCAAGGCATCTTAGCCGCACGTCAGATGTTCTCACGTTTATGGATCGACGATAGCCAAGATAAATTCATCGACGCACTTACAAACTTTAGGCGAGAGTGGGATGATGACAAGAAATGCTTTAGAGATAAGCCGGTTCACGATTGGACAAACCATTATGCAGACGCGCTCAGGTATTTGGCTTGGGTTTGGGCAGAACCTAGAGCAAAGCCCGAAGAAAAGAAAAACCAAATTCTCCAGATCGGCAAGCCGTCTACTATGACATTTGACGACTTGTTGAAGGCGAGTAAAAAGCGCCGCTTGCAAGATTAGGTATATTTTGCCATAATGCGCGAACCCATTCCCATTCAAGGCGCGCAAAATGGAAGAAAACCTATCAGCCCAGGCCGGGAC